GTGGGTTATCCTTGTAGATATGCCCAATACCGTAGAGACCAGCACCCTTGACGATTTGATGAGTCGTGATCTTGCCAATAGGAGTCCCGTCGCCGCCGCCAATAAGAAAGCGCCGACCGTGCTCCGATAATATGCGGCCCTGCCAACGTTTGAAACCACCCTCCCAATCAAACGTGCTGGAATGCACGATCTGCCGGTACGAGTTCAGCTTCTCCGTCGTCAGCCATCCGCGCGTTTTGATATCGCCGTGTTCCATAGCGTTATCACCGTCGCCGTCATCAGCAAGCGTAAATGTCCCATCGGGGACATGGACAAAAGCGTCGCCCGCTTGCGGTAATCTCATTGGACCGCCTCCTTCTTTTCTTTTTTACCGTTCAGGTTAATTCCTTTCCTTTTGAAATCTCTATCTTGTTCTCGCAACCTCAATTCGTGCACCAAAGCATCGCCCTGTTGCTGTAACAAAGACATCAAAATAGATGATTGCTCCATTGCTCGCGTATAAGTAAACTCTTTAGCAAACGACCGGTGCAATTCTGTCTGAGTCCATGAGTATCGAACGCAATCACCGATCACGGCTTTTAGGCGCGTCTCGGTCTCTTCGTTGAACTTGCGAAGTTCGTTCACCAATAGCCGAACTATCCGGCGACCATCGCGGCCATCAATGCTGAATACCTCTCGACTGCCAACGTCTCGAAGGCTGTGCATTATGCGCTGGCGCAAATTATGTTTCAGCGACGGCACAACCAATCTGTCAAGACGATGGGTTTCATCTGTCACGTTCAATAACATGGCGCTCTCGCGTTCGGGCTGCCAGTAACGAGACATCAGCCGACCATCGACAGTATATTCGCGGGATAACTTGACCGCCGACACTCTCTGTTTTCGGAGCGCGCGGTATAACGTCAACGACAATGAGTTCTCTTCTTCCTTGTCAGACTTATCAGCCTTGCTTTTAGATTTAGATTTCTTCTTGTCATCTTTATCAGAACCACCAGACGATCCGCCAGCATTATCATCGTCACCATTAGCATCCGCATCGGCATCATCGTTATCGTCTCCTTTTGATTCAGCAATGGCGCGCGTCTTCAATCTCTGCGCCAGGCCGCGAGCGTCTTCCTCTTCCTCCTCCGTCATCGGCGAGCGCCCCAACTCTTCCCGGACCTCATCGGTGGTCATTGTCGCGGTCTCGATGTAAATCTTATGGACGGCGGCCTGGCTCTTCGGATCACCTCGCAAGGCGGGAATCTCATCGAAGCTAATCAGCAGAGATACATCATCCCCGAAGAACGGCCAGATCAATTGCTTGTTATAGGCGTCCTGCATCTGAGTGGTGAGCGGTTTGATCGTATTCAACCAGAAGTCGGCGTCCTGCGCCAAAGCGTTTGCATAGTTAGCGTACTCCATGATACCGCCTCGGAACGGAGGTAGACCGAAGGCCGAATATATCTTCTCTCGGTTATGCTGAAGCAATTCAAGGAAAGAGATGTCTTTATGTTTTTGATCCGGTGATTCCAGCTTGCCAGCAAACATGTTGACGAATAGCGCCCAGGCCTTTTCAACTCCCTGCGTCTGAGCGGATAGAGCCTCAACCAATTGGCTATGCTGATCCTCAGTCAAATTTTGATCCGGTGTAAACATCATCCCGAGCGTGCCGCCAGCCTCAAAGAATCGTTCGTTGAATCGGTTGACCAGCATATCCATGCGCATTTCAGCGCGGACAGCATTATGCCGAGGCTTGCCGAAAATCGTCTCGGTGACATCTGTTTCGGCGATATGAATAACACGGTCAGACTTGTACGCCTTTGTCATATGGGGCGTATTCTTGCCAAAGATATATTGATCCGTACTTGGCTTGTAATCCACCTCACGAGGATCGCGCGGCCATGCTTCAAGGCGATGATTCGGTCCCGTTACCAGTTCAATCGTATTGAACGCATTGCCATTGCCGAGTAACGACATCGAATTATGCTTAATGATCTGGCGGAATGTATTCTTGGGGTTGGGATGCCGCAAGAAATCATTCGCCTCGTGGTCGGTGTCGGGCATAACTGTTTCTTGTCCATTGACGATCTCGGTCGTGACGATGCGCACCGGCAGAGATACGATAGCATCCGTGATAGCACGAGTACAGACAAAGACGTTGGCGTTGTACTCCTGACCGAACAGATCGAAGAAATACTTCTCCGATTGTTGCATCAGTTCTTGGCCGCCCATTATTTTCCATACTTCAGACGGACGTACTTTGTCCTTATGGACTATAGCCCGCTGAGACACACCGCCCGAGCGAGTAATCGACAAGATCGGCTTGCCAGTGAATGGATTAAAAATATCCACTTCTCTCGGCCTTCCCTACGGTGCAAACGATAACAGTAATTGGTGGACGATTATGATTATCACAGCGAAAATGAAATGATAACCGAATTCGTGTCCGGCACGCCAGGCTTTAATTTTCGTCCAAATTGTCGGTTTATCCCTCGGTAACTTCGGCATTTTTTCTCTCCTCAATTTCTTCTAACAGCTCGATTAGCAAAGTAAACGCCTGCTCTTTTGCGTTTCTGATATCGGGTTCCCTGACCCGCAAAACCCTTACCATCTTGCCGGGCAAGCCCCTGATAAAGTCCGCCGAAAATTCGACATCGACAGATACAATCTGTGGACCATCGGACGTTATAGCGACGTTGTTCTGTCCTTGTAGGACAAACGTCTCGACTGCTTTGACTTTAACTTCCATCTCATTTCACCAGCACGTCATAGGTTAGCGTGTATTCCAGTGTCGCTACAGTATCGTTCAACGTATCCACGACCTCCACGATAGCGCGGACTGATTCCCCCAACAACGAGTCGCCAGTCGCATATGGCAACACGCCGGTCAGCGTCTGTGGTAATGGCCCCTCTACGCTATCGAAGGGAAACACTGCACCTGGTCGGACAGACTGCAAGACAATCCGCGCCGAGTCTTCATTACCCGCACCGTTCACCGCCGAGTTCGGACCAGTGACCGTCAAGTAATATCGAATGGTGTGGTATCCGCGGGTATCCATGATTGTGAAGGTGTCGAAGGCAAAGAAACTATCCGTACCGCTGGCCGAAGTCGTTCCCGTTATCGATGACGCATCGGTGATCTTAGCCTGCCGGTAGCTCTTCCCCCCAGTCAAGCCAACGAACACTATCCCCGCCAGCAACAGAATCGCTATTGTTCGTCTCACACTCGCCATGATTGCTTCTCCCGTATTGAGTTTTTCATTCCGCTTATCAACCACGCCAGTGTTTCATACACTGACGCATGGAAACAATGATCCACGCCCTTTGTCCAGATCGGTCGGCCACCTGCGTCGGTGACGCGACTCGGCATGGTCATTTGGTCAACAAACTTTCCATTCAAGTCAGATTTGTATGTTGCCGGTAAAGCACGAGCACCGTCCCGATAGCACTTCACCATAACGTCGCATATTTCTGTTCGGTTCGTATTGACAACTTGGTGCTCGTAATCCATATCATATAGCTGTTTGACCCGATCCTTAGGAACGTAATAACACATCCACCACCCCGAATGCCTGGCCACGAAGTCACGCGTCTCGGCATACCCGCCGCCCTGAGCATCTATTACTCCACAGGTAACGTTGTGTGCGACAAAGATTGCTTCAGCTTCGGCTATGGTGCGGACGTTGCCAACGTACCGCTGCCAGAGAACGTTATCCCATACCTCCGATATCTTGATTGTAAACTCTGCGCCTTGATCCATACCGGCCACAGTGCGAATGACCGGCGGATCAACGGCGGCGGCATTATCTTTTTCAGGTGTTGCTGCCAATAAGGGTTTCTTGTTCGTTATCGCAAAAGCAGCACAGCGCGCCAGTATCGCCTCGGTCAGCTTATCGTCCCGATTCTCGTAAGTGACGCCAAGCCGGTTGTTGTAAAAGTTCTGCATTTTCGACTGGTTGCCAAGCGCCGCGATGAACGTGTCGAACAGCTTGAAAATATCGTTGCTATCGAGGTGAGTATACAGACGGCTGATAGCATAACCAGAGATACCCGAGTCGGGATTATCAGCCGTCCATTTGCCACGAGCCAATCGGTTGAACGTATTGCCACACTCTGTGCAAACGGGGTTGCCGTTCTCTGGGTCACGTAAGAGGAAACTCCCGGATGGGGTCTTCTCCACAAAGTGGGTTTCCCAATCGAGAATATGATCGGCGTGACACTTGTCACAGGGAATCACGTAATATTTTTGATCGCTCTTCAGGAACTCGGCATGGATACCGCGACCGTCTTCAGTTGGGTTGCCGAACTTCCTGGTCATCGGATTCTTGCTGGCCTGGATGCGGTCATCAGCGTAGGTAAGCATGTCGGGATCGTGCAGATCATATTCGTCTACCCAGTACACGTCGCAAGAATACTCGAAGAATGCGCTTGGCTTTTTCTTTTCGCCAGAGCCAAAGCCGGATATGGCGCGGGCTTTAGACCCAACGAACTTCACTGATTGGCCATAGATAGTTTTCAATACCCGACTATCAGCCTCCCTGCCTGATTTCTTAATCGCAGCTGCGTACTCTGGCGAGTAGTCGGCGAGCTTATCTATCCGGTCAGCAACAAACGTTGCCCTACGAGTGTCGCTGTCCAGAACGTACATGCCCCGCAAGCCCTGTTTGGCCAGGCTGAATATATCGCAGATGAACAGCTCAGAGATACCGATCTGTGAAGGTTTGAGGATCACGATGTTGGATGAATTATCCTTGTAGATATCCCGCAACCATTCACGATCCATAAAATTCAATTCGTGACCGTGAGTAGTCCGGTGATGCCGGATAGCAAAATACAGCCGGGGATATTTGGTTCGGATCATACCGATACCTTCATCCAGTTTCGAATTGAACTCAGGGCTGAAGGCTGGCCGCTTAATCGGGAGTTCTTCTATCCGGCTTATGTTGGATGCCAGGTTCAAGCGGCCCTCGCTTTCGGTATCTTCAAAATCTCTGCCTCGCGCGCGCCCGCGAAGAGATTATTATTATCTCTTAGGATTAGGAGAAGGAGAAGGAGATGGGGCATAGCGTAAGTCGTTGGTATGTATAGGCGATTTTTGGCTTTTTGAAAAAAGGTAAAAATAAGTTTTCCTATTTTAATCCCCCTCCATGCTGACCGCATAAGGTAAGTCGTTGCTGTATATAGGCGAGTGAAATATCCTGAAATTAAACTTCCACCCCCTTGCGATAAGTTACAAAACAGAAAATCATTGCCCTTTCGTAAACCGTA